CTCTGGGCGCACCTGCTCGACGACGTGATGCCGTCGTAGCCGACCCCGATCCAAGCGGCCCCGTCACCCGGCGGGGCCGTTTGACGTCTTGTCGGGTGGGCCGTGGTACGGTTCTGCGCGTCGGGCGGGCCGCCGCGAGCGGCCATCCGAGGGGCAAGCGGACAGACGGCTTGAGCGCCCAACGGGCCAGTAAGCCAGTTCCCAATACCTCGGCCGGGGCCCGCCGACACTCCCTCCAGGGATGACCCGCTGAGGGTTCCCGACATCGCGGTCGAGTCGTACCATCGGCCCCATGGCGCACCGCTCCCACATCATCGCCACCGCCTGCGAGGTGGCCCTGGACCGCCGCATCCGTGGGGATGAGGCCAAGGTCGAAGCCGCCCGGACCCGGGTCGGCGGGTCCGAGATGGACATGGCGGCGGCCGAGTGGTGGTGTCTGTGGGCGGTCCTGGTGGTCGAGGAGTTGCCAGACGGCGCCCACCAGCTGCGCGGCGTCATCGAGCGCCACCGGCTCGCCCAGGTGAGCCGATGAGCCCCAAGCTGGTCAGGTGGATGGCCGGGATCGCCTGCCCGGGGCCGAGCGGCATCAACCGCTAGATGTAAATGCTGTCCCGGATCACGCCGGCCAGGGCGGCGGCCCGATCGTGCGCCATGACGGCGGCCACGGCAGCGTCGATCTTCCGCTTGCTGTCCTTCCGCTCCTTGGCCAACCGGGCGCCCCGGGCGTCCTCCCGGAGCACGGCGTTGCCGATGTGGCGGGCGAGGCGGGAGTCTCCCGAGTGGGTGAGTTGGCCATTGACTACAGCCTCGTAGAACCGGGCGGTGGCCGGGGTCATCCTGCCGGGTGACTGCGGGTACTCGGTGACGGGGAGGCCCTCGCCGTCCAGGAGCTGCAGGGAGCGCGCCCAGCGGAACGGGTCGGCGGCGATCTCCAGCACCCGCCAGCGCCGGCACGCCTGCCGGATGGCCTGCTCCACGTCGACGATGGGCACCTGGCGGCCGTCAGCCTCCCACAGCTCCACCAGATCCAGGTGGGGCCGCTGGTCGACGGTGGCCACGGTCAGGACCGTGGTGTCGCCGTTGAAGGACCCGTCGAACGCCAAGACGACCTCGGCCCCATCGGGGATGCTCCTGGTGGCGTCGGCGCAGGCGGGCCAGGCGCCATCGGGCAACCAGGCGGCGTCGGCGCCGACCCATTGCCCCAGCCGGTAGCGGCGGAAGGCGTTCTCTCGCATCTTGGGCGGCAGGGTCGCCCGGAGCGCGTCACGGTGGAGGAAGTCGTCAAGGGCCGGGTTGGCGACCTCCCACGCCTGCTCGTCGTCGACCTGGCACCCGGGCGGGGCGGCGAACTCGCGGAAGTAGAACGACGGGTCGGCGCCCTCGCGGCCGTGGTCGACCAGGCGGCGCATCACGCCGTCGTCGCCAGCTGGCGGCGGGGTCGAGATGGCCAGCAGTAGCGAGCGGTCCCGCTTGCCGGCCCGCGCGCTCATGGCCTCGAAGGTGTCATCGGTGACGACGTGGAGCTCGTCGACCAGGGCCATGGACGGGTCCCACCCCTGGAGGCTGCCCGGGTCGGCGGGCAGGCCATGAAGATGCTATCGGTGCGCGGCTCCAGGAGATGATCGGCGAACACTTGCACCCGTGCGGACAGGTCCTTGTCCAGCTCCACCATCCGCTTCGCGGTCCGGAAGATGATCCGGGCCTGCCGCTCGTCAGAGGCGACGACGAGGACCTGGGCGCCCTCCACGCCATCGCCGAGCAGCCCGTACAGCCCGATGGCGGCAGCGAGGGTGCTCTTGCCGTTCCCGGCGGGGATGGCGACCAGCGCTTGGCGCGGCCGAGGCTCGTCGAGGACCCCGCGGACGATCTCACGCTGCCAGGGACGCAACCGGAGGCGATGCTTGGCCCCGGTGCCCTTGGGCACGGTCACGTACCGCTCAATGAAGGCGATAGCCCGGGCACCTCCACGGCGCGGCAGGCGCCGGAGGTTAAGCGGCGGGGCGGTGACCTGACCCTTTGGCCCGGCCCTCATCGGCATATCCTAGCGCCATGGATGAGACCAACCCCGCAGCCGACGCTAACCGAGTCGCTGTCGAGTGCCTGACCCTGTGGCTGGGGCAGGACCGACAACGGGCAATCGACCATATCGCCGCCCTCGAAGCCGACCCGAATGGGCCGGGTCCAACCAACCTCATCGTCGGCCTGCTCAACCTGAGTTCGTGGCTGGTGTTGACGTTCGCCAGTGCGCAGGGCGCCACAACCGACGACGAGCTTCGGGAGAAGGCTGGAGTCATCAACCGCGAGTTCTTGCGGCAGCTCTCCGAGTAGCGGTCCGGCCTTCACCCGACCACCGGGGCGGCTCGGGTGCGGAGTGTGTCGGAAACTTCGGCGGGCGAGGGGTCGTTGACCTGCGGCTTTGTCAGAAACCGAAGCGCTTTCGCGGCGAGGTGGGCGGATCGGGCGGCGTTGCAGCTGCGGCAGCGAACGACGAGGTGGCCATCGGGGCGGCCACCCGCACCTACTTCCTTGACGTGGTCGGCGGTCAGGTCGGCCGATGGGTGGGCGGGTTGGCGCTCCCACCCGGGGCACCAGTCCCCGAGGAGGGCGCGGTGGTCTGCCACGACCCGGCGCCTGCGCTCGCGTTCTCGGGCGTCGTTGTGGAGGTCGGGGCGTCGTGCACGCTTGGCCATGTCCTTGACCCGTTGGCAGTCGTGACAGCGGGGTTTGCCTCGGACTTGGCGCTTGCAGCCGAGGCAGGGGCGCAGGAGGTCCCTCATCGGCGCTTGCGTTTGCGGCGTAGCCGTAGCTTGTCTCGGCACTTGGGGCAGCGGTCGCCTGGTCCGACGAACTTGGTTTGACAGCCGACGCACGAGCCGTGGGGGCGGCCGACAAACAGGGTTGGCAGGGCCTTACCCACGGCGCCAGAGGAGGAGGGGGAGCCGGGTGGGGCGTGCAGCGCCCTCGTGCCGCACGCCCACCACCCCGGCCCCGGCGTAGGCCGGCACTCGGACCACGGCGACGTGGTCGAGCTCGGCCCTGGTCCGTGTCACCCGGCTACGATCGGGCGACCAGCGGGACCCGCCGGGAACCTCAGCGAAGCCGATGGAGAGGCCGAGGGGTACCCCATCCCGGGCGAGGGCCAGGACCTCGTTCCCGAGATGGGTGTCCGACACGCGCCACTCACCCCAGGCGGCGTCGGAACGGTCCTCGATCGACACGGTGACCCCGATCGGCAGGGTGCCGGCGTCGCGGGGGTGGGTCGCGGTGAGCGGGACGCGGGCCGGGTCGGTGCCGGCCAGGGCGCCGCGCTCGAAGGTTTCGGTGACCAGGCGGCCCTGGTCGACCACGCGCGCCGTGGTGCCCCACGGCAGGAGCGGGCCAACCAGGGTCCGCCCGTCTCCACCATCCCGGAGAAGGAAAGTGGTGGAGAACTGGCGAGTGTGGATCATGCGACCGCCGGGCCTTCCTGGTCGTCGATGCCCGAGATGGGTGGGAGGTCTTCGAGGTCGCGGATTTCGGAGCGGAGTTTCCAGCCGGCCCGGATGGCGCTCTCGTGGGCTTGGTAGCGGGTGAGGAGGTCGGTCCTCACCAGGGCCGCGGCGTTGAACTTCACCGTCGTGGTCGACGACAGGAGGGCGGACAGGGCCGTCTCCAGGCGGACCAGCCAGGGGCGCAGGCCGAAGGTGAGGAAGTCCAGGGCCCGCTGCTCCACATTCGCGTAGGTGAGGCTGTTGCCGCTGTCGGCGCCGACCAGCTCGGGGTTCACACCGAAGTACCTGCAGATCGTCCGGACGTTCGCCTGGGTCGTCTCGAGGAACTGGGCTTCCTCGGGTGGGATCGTGACCGCCTGGAACTTCGCTCCGGAGCCGAGGACAGCGATGTCTCGTTCGCCGCCGTGGGCTTCGCGCCAGCGGGCCTTGAGGTGGTCGGCTCGGTCCTGCTTGATGTCCTGGTCGGAGGTGAGGACGCCCGAGGGGATGGCGGACTGGCCGAAGAACTTGGCCGCG